ACTGCCTTTGAACGAATCGTCGCCCCATAAAGCCATATCCCAAGTGGATGAATCCCATTCACCGCTGGAGTCAATCTGTGATATTGGCGGGGTAATTTCCGTTAAATCGTAATCGTATCGAGCTTGGCATCGAAAGGCTGGAATCTGCCCTTTAGCCACAAAATCTGGGCGGATTAGCTTAACTCGCTTGTACACCCCATTCATCTCCAGCCCTTGGTACCCTGTAAGGACGGAGAAGCGCACCCCGTCGCCATTAAGCCGGTCGAGGGGTGGCGTTATCTGGACGTTATCGGTGTTCACATCCATGAACAAGACACGGTTGTCCTTGTCGCCAAAGGCTATGAAACCGTCGTAGCTGTCGAACGAGGACATAGGCACATCTCGCCATTGACCCCACGCACTGGTGGCAATGTTGTACACGAACTGGAGTTGTTCCCTGCCCGGTTCATTAACACTGTTGATTATCAAGCTGCCATCACTGGGCGCGACACGAATAGACCACCCAACTTGGTCGATTGTCCTAAGCAATCGATCCCTAAGCCACCCTGAAATCTTACTGGCCACATTCTGGCTAGAGTCATCGGTGAACGAATAGGGGGTCGATACGCCTTTCAACAAGTCATTCATACTAACAATGCCGTAAGACGACAGCAGGAATAGCTCACCACCGTGTTCAGTAGCAAAGTTAGGCCCTGCTGGGATCTTACCGATAAAGTATGTCCCAACTAGACTCCACGTTACAGACGAACTCGGGTCGTCCCCCCTGAATGGGAGGACATCGCCGCTACGACTGACCGCCACCAAGTAGTCATCGATGCCGTCACCGCCATCGATCGACCAGTTGTACAGCCCGACCAGCGCCCCACCGTGTTTGAATTTGGACGCGAAAAAGAACTCAGTGGCGACACCGGAATTCGACCCGACTGGGAGGTACCATGCCTTTTGGCTGCGCTCTTCACACATCCACAGCCGCTGTTTGTGGGACACAATGAAATTTATGTCACCGATGACGGGGCCGTCAATGTTAGTCGCTTGCGCCCAGGTATCGCCTACTGGGTCGTATTCGTACAGCCCGTTCCGGCTGTCTGCGTAGTAAAGAATGTCATCGCCCGCACCGTCCACATAGTGGGTGTACACACCGTACCCCGCTTCTGGGGCTTGGTTGGCAAAGGTAGTCTTCAGCACTACCGCTGGGGTAGTAACGTCCCATATACCTTCATTTGTAACGGCAAAGAGCCTATCTTGCGCCCCGTCTTCGATGACACCCTCAAAAGGTATTATGGTGTGGACACCGACGCTGTTTACGTCTTCCAGCCCGACAGCTATCTCACGGTAGCCTTGCCGCACCCTCAGTCCATAGTCGTAGGGGATTAAATTGTAGGTGTACAGACAGTGGTACGGGTCATTAAGAGATATGCTTACCCGTGTGTCGATGCCTTTTATGGGCGCGGTGTAGCGAACAACTTTCGACCGTTGCGGCGCACCTGTGGCTATCTGTTGTGGCGTTAGCCTGCCTATGCCCATAAAACTCTCCTATGGCAGTCCGTAGCCGGTATCTGGCAGGTTAAAAACGCTTATGTAGGGGAAGTTTCTACGCCCCCGTCCGGCGTTGATAACCCCTGCCCCTTGATCGAATCCGGTAAGGAACGAGAATATCTGGTTGAAATCCGCCTGCGCTTTCATGGTATCGAAGCCAGAAGCCTCAAGGTACTTCAGCTTTAGGTACCGGCTAATAAGTGTCTTATCGTACAGCGGCACGTCAGAACCGGCGGTGACTTCTCCCTTAAACGTGGGCGTTATCTGCCCGTCAGACACCCAATGGGTGGAGTTGTACTCGAAATTTATGTCCAGCCCAGTGGCCGGTTCTTCAGGGTAGAGCTTGAACTCACCGTCAGCAATGCGAAACGACGCATACAATGTGCTGGAGGCGAGATCACGCCCTTTTAAGTACGTCCAATCTTGGGCGGAGAGAGGGCCACCCAAGGGGACGTTCTCTGCCCTCTCCCAGCCTGTTTGGTTGATCATGTAACCAAAGTCGTCTGGGAGTGGATAGCTCCCTGTATCGCCCTCAGCGGTCATTATCTGGTGTTCTTTAGTCAGAAACTCCCACTGGTGCGCGTACATCAATTCTTCGCCCGCCGTGTTCAGAAGATACTGCATCTGGATAAACACGGGGTCTTGGCTTGCATACGGGTCAACCACCGGCTGAATGCCGACTTCCGCCGCTACGCGGTTCAGAAGGGTGTTAGCCGTTGTGGTGGTGGTCAACGCCATACGTTGCTCCTACGCTATTTCTTAGTTGAACGCCGTGGGCGTGTGGCCGTCTTTTTTACTTCTACGGCTTGGTCTTCAGGCGCGTCTGGGGCGGGTTCAGTTAAATCTCTGGCTGGCTCAGGTCGCTGGGCTAACAGCTCCTGCATCTCGGCCATCTGCTTGTCCATGAGCGCCAATCTCTCCTGTAGCGCCTCTTTTTCCGCGATTAACTTGGACTCACCAGCCGACTCCAGCCACTGCATGGCGCGGTTTTTAAGCGTCAATCCGCCGTGGATTTTGCTGGCGTGGGTGTCACTCATAACCGACAACTGCTCAAGCGTTTTCACGTTCATAAACGAGAATTCTTCAACCTGAGACCGTGAAATCTGCGGCCATTCCTTCAGTAAAGTACCCTCTTCAGGCACTTCAACACGCCGTAAAAAAGCGTCATAGTGCCGTGGAAAGCGTGATTTATCTTTAGGTGAAGCAGGGCGGCAAGCCTGAACGTCACGCTGACCAGGCACTCGTATCTCGATGTATTCCGTCTCTTTAAAGCATGGTCGTCCTTCCGCCAAGGTTTTGGCCTTGTCTTCACGCTCTTTATGGAAGAAACGCACTAACAGTGTCTCGTCCATTTTAGACGCATTACTGGACTTAAAATCATCTGGGTTTGCAGTTGCTAACATGTTCTATCCCTCTCTCTTTATAGCCATATATCTAAACCGCCGTCCAGCCTGCGGCCAAACTAGCAAGTGTGGCATCGCCATCATCAGTGTAAGTGCCGTCACCCGTGATGCTGGGAGTGGCCACTGACACTGGGACGGTGCCTTTGCCCTCGATACCATCACCATAGGCGTTACCGCCTATGTACTGGGATGCTTGGGGTGTGCGAGCTGCGCCGTCTTGGTCATTCAATGTCCATGATGCGTCATCACCGCTTAAATCGGGCTGACCGGTTGCGATACCGATGCCCATGTTTGAACCGCCACCGTTCATGCCGCCTTGAAAATTGGCGTTAGGCACTTCGGCTTCGCGGGCTGCTACCGTGGTCGCGTCAACAAACGCGGTGGGTGAGTTAGCCATTATTCGCTCCTACTCTTTGGGTGTTATATACCCCCTGATCACTGTGAAGGTGAGCAGGGGCACTTAGACTAAAAACTACTTAGAATAATCTCTAGCAGCATTAGTTTTTTTACATGCTACTGAAATATTCTTTAACCCAGTTGTAGTGTGCCTCCATGGTCGTCGATTCTTAGCCTGCATACTCAAAGGCAGCCAGACACAGTTAGTTGGCTCGTAATTACCATTCACATCAACTCTTTCTACTGAGACGCGCTTGCCACCTAAGTCAGGTCGCTTGCCCATATCCTCAACAAAGTTAGCGACACTATGCCATCTATCACAAACAACAATTCCACGCCCACCATAATTTGGGTAGTCAGGGTTATGCTCTTTGTAGCATCTTGCCATCATCTTTTTCCAGTGATTGTACTCTGGAGTTTGAGAGAGTCCGTGTTTGGTTTCAAAAGCCCTACCGACTTTGCCCTCTAGTAACCGTTTGGTCATGCTTTCGCTATTTATCTTACGACCTTTTGCATCTTTAGCCCACTTCATACCTTTCGGCATCTACCTCTCCTTCATTCTAGCGTTGGTTTGAAAACAACTCTATCACAAAGGAGAAATACTGGCTATACTGCTGTGAAAGCCTTACTACGCACCAACTGCGTCAAAGCGACCTTGAAGTGAGCGGTTGCTTGTAGTGAGATTTCCAGCCCATGCCAAGATGCTCGCTTCAGCGTCTTGGTTGACACTCCATCGGCGGTCTGGCGAGAGACTGACCATGTTGCGATCACGGTGAGGGCGGTAGCACAGATACTTAGTGTTCAAGAAGAACGCTGTTCCTGCGGGTGCGCCGGTACCGAAAGAGCTTGATTGCAAACCGCCATCCAGCACTACGTCAGCGTCAAAGAACTTCAGCGTGGCAAAACCAGCGTCGGCGCTTTGAGTGTTGGCGAAACGCTGCTGCGCCTGTAATGACGCAACATACGCATTCCACACAGTGGTATCAGACATAATAATGTCGGGGCGATCCGACCCACGAACCTGTGAGGCCCACAGCGTATTCCAGAACCCTTGAATCTTAGTAGGGTCTAAGCCGTCGGCTGCTGTCTGATCACTTACCTGGTTTTGCCAGAAAGTGAATGTAGCGCCATCAATCCCGCCGTAAGGCGCTGCGGTGGGGTCAAGTGGCACGGCGGCTTCTAGACCGTCGATTTCTTTACCCCCAGAGCCTGTGCCATCGCTGTACAGAGAATTGGAGATAAGGTTAGCCATAGTGGACTCGGCCACTTCTAGTCGTGATTCCATCAAATCGATGATTTTGTCACGGCCACTGTTTTGCAGCATCTCCAGACCGGAGATCACAACCGGCACAGCCGCTTGCTTGAAATCGTACTCGGCGGCACTGATTACGTCAGAGACACCAACGGGTAGTAAATCGAACCCGGAGTAGAAGCCCCCATTAGCGTTTTCTGCGAAAGAAATTTCTTGAAGAATCTTACTGCCGCCGGACACGGTCTTAATGCGGCCCTTCTTGGACATTTGCGCCAAGAGTGCATTGTTGGATGTAACATTATCTGCAATCTTACGAGAGCGTGATTCGATGGTGGTGGACATAATGTCCGTGATATTGGGGTTGGCGAAGGCCATTGTTGGCTCCTAAAAAGTTAAAGGTATGGTCACTTTTCTTCCTAGTCGCTACAGAGTAGAAACTTATAAGAGGGTCTTTTGTCGGGTGGGGTATAGCGTCTGCTTCCGAGGCTGGGACTTACCCACTAAACAAATTAGACGTAGTATTCATCAATATAGTCAGGGTGGTGGGGGTTGTCAAATATCGAGCATAAAAATGCCCTAATAAGCGTAGGAACTCATTAGGGCACGATTAGCCAGTCTGCTATTACCGGCAGGTAAGTTGTCCTCAAACCCGTCCGAAGAGTGTATCAGCTACCTAGTCTTTAGTCAGTAACGCTAGTGGACTTCTACCTACTGTAGTAGCGAAGTCTATTACCCGAACTTTAGCCAACTCGTATATTTTTTTATACTCCAAACCACTATCCATGCCTTCCTTTAAAGCACGTTCAACCAACTTATCCGCAATGCTGGAATACATCAGCTGTTTTATGTCCTGTACCTCTCTCATGTTCGGGAATTTACCCTCAAAGAGAAACAACGCTTTATTCTCCATCGTGGCTATACTGGCGTAGTACCTTTGCGCTCCCCGTGAAGCTCCTTGTGCTATTGCATAAGCAATAAACTTTTGAATGGTGTCAGTCTTATCGTTGTGGACTAAAACCCCCTCACGGCGCTTATCGATGTAGACGGGGTCATCATAGTTAACTTGTGATACTGCCAACTTACGCAGGCGGAAAAACTCTTTCGTGAGCTTCTCTTTGAACTCAACCACCTTCGATGAATTCTTCATCAATGTGATTAGGAATGTGGCTTGTAACTCGGTCAGGTGAGCTACTTTAATCGGACGGCCTCTCGTCATCACTTTACTCATAGCAAATGATGCAAGTGTGTCGGTGGTTATCTATTCAAATACTACACCAAAATCCATTTATTCCTTCCCGTAAATGTCCAATGCCGATCCATATTTCATAACTAACCTATCCAACTCAGCTAACTCTCTTTGCCTTTCTTCGTCCTCTGACTCCTTTGTGTAACCATCTTCAAAAGCCTCTGCTGGGCTGTATGACTTGTATCCATCCTGGTACACAACGTAGTAACCACCCGCTTTTGGCTCATGCTTGTCTATGAATACCTGTGATGTCTCAAAAGCGGCATATCCTACATCAGCAGGATGAATCTTAGTCCCTTCTACCGACTCTATCTTTAATGCCCATACTTTCTTATGGCAGGTATAAACTGGCATTTGTCCGTTCATTTTCACCCTCTCCCGAAGCTATCGAACGCCGACAGCAAATCATCTCGTAAATTACCGCCACCGGCAGGCTTGGCAGTCACACCTGACCTACGGCCATTAAGGCTACTGGCGGCAGCTTGTTTGGCTTTTATGGCGGTGTTGCCGCCCATTAGCTTGCGTTGCTCCAGCACCTTAGTTATCTCAGGGTTGAGCGCCACGGCTTTGTTGTAGGCTTCTTGCAGGGGCATCTCCACCCCACGAGCGTGGGCCATGTCGATCAAATCCGCCATGTCGTTACGCACGTCACCGAGGAACTCAGCATTGTGTGAAAATTCCTGCACCGCTTGGGCGGCTTGCGTCTTAACCTGCTCGGCGGAAGTCGTCTTGGCCTGCTCCAGCATCTGCATCATCTGATTGAACGGCTGCATCTTCTGATCGAGCATCTGCTCCATCTCAGTTTGAGGGGCCGGTTCATTCTTGCCCACCAGGGCGTTGTCTAGCGTACCGACATCGACACCGTAGTGGTTGATAAGGTTAGCTATGGTCTGGGCTTTCTGCTGGGCGTTACCCATGCGAAGCTGGGACACGGTCTGAAACAGCCCTTCAGCGGCTTGGACAGGGTCACTCACCCCCTCAGCGGCCATGATAGGGGCGTAGCTTTGCCCTAGCTTCTGCATCCGGTCATGCGTACCACGGGATTCAGACGTACCGGCTATGTTAGTGGCCATCTCAGTTTCGCGGGCCGTGATATGGGCCTGAAGATCCGGTGGGACTTTTGACCACTGTTCGCGTTGCTGGGGTGTCCAGCCTGCGGGGGCTTTTAATCCTGTTCCGGCACTATTAGCAGCCACAGGAGCGCCGCCACTGACAGGTAGGTCGTCACCACTTCCGCCGTTGTGAGGCTCGGGAATATCAGCGGGGGCACTACCACCAGTATCACCGCCGGAATAAGAATTATCGCTATCGCTATGGTGGCCGCCACTATCCGCCCCAACAGGCTCGACTGCTGGTTCTTCTTCTCTTCCTGACTCATTACCTATACTCTCCAGTGCGGAATTTAAATCATCTCTCAACGTATCTTCGGCCATTAGTCCCTCTCTAGGAAAACCTGTGGATGTTCTTCATTAGCGTCTCGCGTCTGTCTGCCTTGCTATGACGCGCCTGCTCGGCCAGTTTGGCCTTCTGACGGCGTTTGATGTACCCGCCGTCATAATCTGCTGCATTGGTAACACCATGCTTGGCGTTGTGTTCGCGTAGCTTACTCCGGCAACTGATCTCTTTGCGGTCGATGGGCGACACAAAAGGCTCTATCGATTTCATAATCATGTGCTGGTGATCGGTGTCTCGCTGATACCTTGAGCGTGGTATCAGCTTGCCAGTGACCGGATGCTGTACCCATGACGTGCACTTAGACCCGTCAGGGTTGGTGGTGTAGTAGTCACTCACTCTTACTTTCCCCTGTGCTGGGCTGGGCTTTTATCTCCCGAATCTTGGATTCTGACGAGGCGGCTAGTTCTCGAATTTTAAGGTTGGTCTTGGCCACTTCTTTCTGGATCTCCAGCCCACTGTTGATCGAGTCTTTCTGAATTTCCGCCTCGGCCCCGGCCTGAGTCTGGGCAACATTGGCTTGTGTTTGCACCTGCTCAATCTGAATGTCGGCCATCATCTTGGCTTGCGTCTCGGCCAGTTTGGCCTGAGTCATAGCGTTGATCTCGGCCAGTTTCATTTGATGCTCGGCATTGGCAGTCTGAATATCAGCCAGCTTATCCGCCTCACGAATCTGTAAATCAGCCTCCGCTTTGGCTTGTATTTTCTGCATCTCCATTTGCACTTTCATCTGCTCCAGCTGCTGCTGCATCTGCTGCTCTTGCTGGGCTGGGTCAGGCTCTGGATTCTCCGCCTCTTTCACACTGGCCTCGATGGCGCGGTCGATCACTCCCTCGATCTCTTGTGCGCCTTTAAAGCCCGCCAGCCCCCATTGCAGTAGCTGGAGTAGGAAAGGCTTGGCAGAAGGGTCTGAATCCATCAGAGGGGCGCTGGACTGCATGAACGTAGACAGCGCGTTCAGGTACTCCGTCCGCTCGGACTTGAGCTGGGCAAAGTCTTGCATCGCCACAGACTCAGGACGAATGACGACGTGCAGGCGAGCCTGCGAGAAGTCTTTTATCAGCTCGACCGCTTGAGGGACTAACTCCGCATCCGGTGAGTTTTGCATGTTCGACTGCTGGACGATGCTTTGAGGGTCAAAGTGCTTGGCGATCACTTCCGCCTTCAGTTGCATCAGGTCAGAGGCGAATTGGGCGAATTGGTCTTGCAGGGCTTGGATCCGAACTGACCCGAATTTGGCCTTCATCTGGGACTGCCCCACGCCCTCATATTGGTTTGACAGGTCGCCACGCATAATGTCTGCCATGCCAGTGACCTGTTGCAGCAGGCCAATGGTCTCGCTTCGCATGTCCCTAAGTTTGTCCAATGCGTTGACTATGTCAGCGATAGGGAGCCAATCGACCGTCCCTTTTATGCCTCCTTTTTCGGCAAACAATGCCCAGTTGTCCACCGGGATCAGGTCGTTCTCAGTGCCTTCTTTCAGCATCCGCTGGACACCTGTGGCAGAAGAGTCGTAAACGCCGACCACTTTCACCGCTTCCGTAATGATATTTATGCGGGCTTGGAGCAGGTCGATCTGCAAGTACAAATCTTGACTCAGCGCATAGTCAGGCGTGGGCATGTACAGAGACGTAGTGGGGTTGGCGAGCAGAAAAGGGGGCGTAGGGAAGAAGCCTTCCAGCTTGAGTGGGTCGGGCTTGGTGTCCAAAACTCGGTCATACCCGACAGAGAGCCACACCACTTTCCTTTCGGACTTGTCCCACAACTCCCACACTTCCGCACGTTGCCACGCGTCAGTCATATCGGGGTCGTCGTCTGTCTCGTCGTCAGCAGAGACCTTTTGTTTATGGTATTGCAGATTGTCAGCCGCGTGGTCGTTAAACCGCGAGCGGACTTCGTCTTTTGTTAGGTAGTTCCTGAACGCAATCCAGCGCACTTCTGAGAAATTCCTTGCCCAGCTCCACAGCACGTCACCCCAAAAATAATACTCAATGGGTGCTGATTCAGAACTGACTGAGAGCGCACCATCAGGGG